CGCGATTCGCGAGCGGGCGCTGGCGCTGGCCGCACCGGCGTTGCAGACCTTAGTCGAAGAACTGATGGAAGAGATTAAGAAACTTAAGAATCTCGGCAACGAGAAGCTCCGGTGGGTAACGGTGCCCGACGATCTCCCCGACGACCAGAAATTCATAGGAGATAAGACATGAACGACATAAGCGACGAAATAGCGGACGAGATGATTAAGGCTTTTAACCAAGGCGTAGAAGCAGGTCACGCCAAAGGGTACACCGAAGGTCACGCCGACGGTTTGCGCGAAGGGCTGGACGATAACCCCGACCGAGGGTCGAGTGTGTCACCGAAAAGAAAAAGGAAAGTAAAGACATGAAAATGGAAGAATCAGGGCTGGGCGATTTAAAGCAGTATGTGTTGGGAATATACAACCTTACGAGTGTTGTAATTGACGAGATTGAAGATAGGTTCGACAAGGCCGAAGGCTATTACGTGGACGAACTTGTGGAAGCCTATAACCAAGGGCTTAACGAGGGGTACGACGCCGGTGCGAAACACGTCGAGGCGTGGCGGGCGGTGGCTGCTGCTTGTGAGCTTGTGATGGGTGCGCGGATGGAAGAGGACGAGGCGTACAACCGCGCCGAGAATAATCAGATCAGTCCATTGTGGAGCGCGGGGAAAGCGGTGCACAGCCCGGAGGACTTGGCCGAATGGCGGGCTGAGTGGGCGGCGGCGGATACCCGCCTGCTAGATGCCGAGGCGGTCTTGCGCGCAGCCCGCGCCGTCGTTCGGGATTTGGAGAAATAAAACATGGCGACGACGATGGCGAAAAGACAAGCTCTCATGGCTAAATATAAATACATGATATGTAGAAATATAGAAGAATTTAAACAGCGATTACAATGGCTCAGCGAAGGTATGCTAAAAAACCACATGACTAACGGTGGGCATGTAATCGATACCAATGAAATAGAACTGTATAAAGAGTACAAGGAGAACAGCAATGGACTTTGACAGACCCCTAGACCCGCCGGAAGACTCGGGATATTACATCTACAGGATTGCGCGCCTTGACGGCACGACGGGCGCGGATGGGTATCGCACCGAGCGAGACGCGCTGGAGGAAATCGAGGCGATGGTAGAAAGCAGGCTGGCCGAGTACCGCGCGCTGTGCGAGGCGGAGGCCGACGCAGATTCGTTGGAGGATGGCTCGCCGGTGCACGTGTTCACCGATGCAGAACTGCGCGACGATCTGCGGGATGAGTACGAGGTGGTCGAGGAGGAAGACGAAGACGGCGACCCCGACCGGGACGACTACTGATGTCCTCGACATACTGCCCGGACTGTGGGCGCGCGGCCAAGGAGGGCCGCGCTATGCCGGGACGGCGAGTGAGGTGTCACCAGCATCAGCGGGAGGCGCTCGACAAGGAGCTAGGCGAGCGGGCGCGTAAGATCGAGGAGCAGGTAGAGCACCACAATCCTACGGGATGTACGCACGACAAAAAGTGGAATGAGTACTGCGCGCAGTGCGAGGTGGTGTGGCTGCGGGAGTCGTATCAATCGGCGATGCGGCGAGCGGAGTATGCGAGGCAGCGGCTGTTAGCGATGGGAGAGATTGTATGAGCATGACCCCCGAGGGTAAGGTGAAGAAGGAACTGGTCAGCGGACTAAACAAGCTAAGCGAGAAGCCGTACATCTTTTTCCCCGCGACCGGCGGGTATGGCCGCAGCGGCGTGCCCGACATTGTGGGATGTATTCGTGGGAGATTCTTCGCGGTTGAGGTGAAGGTATCGGGCAAGTGTCCGACGGCGTTGCAGGCTAGGGAATTAGAGCTTATTAGATCTGCAGAGGGGCTGGCGTTTGTATGTGCCGGGGTTGAAGATATACCGAGGATACTCAACGCACTGGAAGGTGCATGTGCAGAAGTTTATTTGGAGGATTAGACATGGCTAAGTCACCAGCATGGACCCGTAAAGAGGGTAAAAACCCAGCGGGCGGATTGAACGCCAAGGGCCGAGCATCGGCTAAGGCCGAGGGGATGAATCTCAAAGCGCCGCAGCCCGAGGGCGGCTCTCGGAAGAAATCATTTTGCGCCCGAATGGGCGGCCTGAAGAAGAAATTAACATCGGCCAAGACGGCCAAGGACCCGAACAGTAGGATTAATAAATCACTGAGGGCATGGAAATGTTGATGAAAGCTAAACCTAAACTGTCAATTGTAGACGCGCAGCGGATTGAGGAAAAGAAAATTACCCCCGAGCGCAAGAGTGCATTGCAGAATGCGATGGATTTTCTGGGCGATAGATGGCTGCTTTCTCCAAAACATAGTCCCAAGAAAGGTGACTACTCTGGATGGCCCGTAAAATAGTTGCTTGGTACTGAGTGGTTTGCTATGATGCAAATTCATTCACTTTACGAGTAAAAAACATGACCGAAGCAAAATCCAACCGTCCGCGTAGTCCTAAAGTGTTCATCGTTGTGATGAACGGCGAGACGCATTACGTCCGCGCAATCTCCAAGACCGCCGCGCTGAACTATGCGGTGTCGGAGACGGTCTCGGTGGTTGCAGCCAAACTATCCGACATGGCGGAGATCGCCACGGCGGTCGGCAAAGGCGCGGAAATCCACAACGCCTAAAGCTGAGCCGGGGTAACCCCCCGGCTTTTTAAGGAGTATAATATGGACAGTGTAAATAAGACGTACAAATTTGAGGCGACGTATTGCTCAAACTGCGGGGGGCAGTTCGGCCCGGGAGACAACGGGTTCTCGCACTGTGAGAACCACGCGGGGATGTTTCCGACGGAGCTGGGGACATACTTGTTCAAGTCAAACAACAGCGAGCAAAAGGAGAAATCAGAATGAACGAATTAGAGAAAGCGGAGGCCGTATGGGAGGCGGCACTGAGTAAGTGGCGCATTGAATATTTCAAGGGGCAAAAGCAGCAGAATAGAGCATTTGAAATCTTGGCGGCGGCGCGCAAGGTGTGGGATGCAGCGAAGGAGAAGCCAGAATGCGGGCACCCGTTTTGCGCGCAGGAGAAACCAGAATGAATGATGCACTTATTAAAATGGCCTTTGATGCTGGTCTATTATTTCATCAAGACTATCCACCGACGAATGAAGGATATTTCCCTTCTGAATATCCTGTCGAAACAGAAGATTTACAAAAATTTGCTGAATTGATTATTCACGAATGCATGCGCCAGATTAGGAAAGATGAAAATGGTTTAGCATCTGATGCCATTGGACGGATTGCTGAATATTTTGGAGTTGAGTAATGAAAGTCTACATCGTAATACGCCGAATACTCGACACCGAAACCATTGTAGGGGTTTTTCGAACGCTTGACGCAGCGAAAATTGGTACGAAAGGCTATGCCAGAATCTCAGCCCATGATTCGTTTCGTGTCGAGGAGTACGAAATAACGGAGGACGCGGCAGAAGATGAAGCCGCGTGGAGGGCGATGATGGCAAAGGCACCGGCGGAATGGACGAAGGCGGAAGCCGCGATGTGGGAAGCAAAGTTTCAAGCCGCCCACGCCCGCGCAGAAAAGCAGTTGGCTAATAACCGGAGAATATTTCATGACCGATGAAGTTAACCACCCCCCGCACTACACCACCGGGGCGGTCGAATGTATTGACGCAATTGCCGCAGCGACGACGGGGCTGTCGGGGATTGAAGCCGTATGTACCGCCAATATTATTAAATACACGTGGCGCTGGAAGCACAAGTCCGGGCTGGTAGACCTAGAAAAGGCCCGCTGGTATCTGGAGAAACTTATTGTGGAATTAAATAAGGCCAACAAATGAACCTAGTCACGATAGACTTTGAAACATACTACGACAAGGCGTTCAGTCTATCTAAACTATCCACCGAGGAGTATATCCGCGACGACCGGTTTGAAGTGCTGGGTGTCGGGATTAAGTTTGGCAAGAAGCAGGCAGTGTGGTATGCCGGGGAGGCGGTGGCCCCGGCGCTGCGGGCGATAGACTGGTCGAAGTATATGGTCATCGCCCACAACGCGATGTTTGACGCCGCTATATTGTCATGGATATATGACCACCATCCCGAACGGTGGATAGACACGTTGTCGATCGCACGGGCAATCGACGGGCTGGAAGTTTCCGGTTCGCTGAAGGCCGCAGCCGAGCGTCATAACTTAGGCGTCAAAGGTGAGGAGGTAGTCGCGGCACTGGGCAAGCGGCTCAAAGACTTCACGATTGAAGAGCTACAGCGGTACGGCGAGTACTGCATGAACGACTGTGATTTAACACACTCGTTGTTCCTGCTGTACATGGAGAAATACGGCATATCTTATTCCGAGCTAGTCAATATAGATCTGACCATCAAGATGTTTGCTGAGCCGGTGCTGGAGTTAGACTTGCCATTGCTCGAACAGTATCTGGAGAATCTTAGGTCTGTGAAAGATGCGCTGCTAGAAACCTGCGGCGTTGACGGGGACATCCTGCGGTCGAACCCGAAGTTCGCGGGGCTATTAGAAAGCTACGACGTCACGGTTCCGATGAAGGTCTCGCCTACGACGGGCAAAGAAACCTATGCGTTCGCGAAGACCGACGCGGGTTTACAGGCGCTAATGACCCACGAAGACGAGCGGGTGCAGGCAGCAGTCAGTGCCCGACTGGGTATCAAGTCGTCGATTGCAGAGACACGTGCTCAGCGATTCATCGACATTGCCAAGCGCGGCAAGCTGCCGGTACCGCTGAAATACTATGCCGCGCACACAGGCCGCTGGGGCGGGACTGACAAGATAAACTTGCAGAATCTCCCGTCACGCGGTGGTAGCACCGTGTTGCGGCAGGCTATCCGTGCGCCGGACGGGTATCTGATATTGGATTGCGACTCTGCTCAGATCGAGGCGCGGGTGCTGGCGTGGCTCGCGGGGCAAGACGACTTAGTCGCCGACTTCGCTGCTGGCAAAGACGTCTACAAGATTATGGCGGGGGTTATCTATAGTAAACCGCCCGAGGAAATTAACGACGCCGAGCGTTTCATGGGCAAGACGTTGGTATTGGGCTGCGGGTACGGCATCGGCGCTGAGAAGTTCCACCGACAGCTAGCCGTGGCCGGGGTCGTGACGACGCTGGAGAACTGCGACACCAATATTAATCTGTACAGAAATACCTATAAGGCAATCCCACAGTTATGGTCCTCGGCGGCGCGGTGTTTAAAAGCGCTGAAGGATAATAAGAACTGTGATTTAGGCGTGTATAAAGACGCCGTGACCCTCAGCGGGGAAGATGGTTTTATACTCCCGAGTGGGTATAACTTAAAATACACCGGGTTAGAGTTATCGGATAAAGGTGACTTTTCCTACAAATCCCGCAGCGGGCGGCAAAAAATATATGGTGGCAAGGTCGTGGAAAATATAACGCAGGCGCTCGCACGGTGTGTCATAGCAGATCAGATGGCCGCAATATCCACAGTATACCGACCTATTCTAACGGTTCACGACGCTATCGCGGTGGTGGTCCCTGCGGATAAAATAGACGAGGCTCAGCGTTTCGTTGAGCACCACATGAGTACCGCTCCCGACTGGGCACCGGGGCTCCCGCTGTCCTGTAAATCTAAAATTGGAGAAACGTATGGCGGTTAAGCCGAGAAACATCACAGACTATTCCGAGCTGCTAGTCTCGCTGAAGCAAAAGATTAAATGGCTCGACGACGAGTGCCCGCACGTACTGGTCGCCTGCACTCCCGAGTATTGGGAGAAGTTCGGAGCCGTGGCAACAGAGATTGCGGCGCTGGGCATCCGGCTTAGCGTGCTAGCGGACAACGCGGTGACGAAACTAGATCGGGTTAAAACAACCTACGCGGGGAAATAGCATGCAGTGGTCGTACTCCTCCATCTCGTTGTTCAAGCAGTGCCCGAGAAAATATCACCACCTACGTATTCTAAAAGATGTCGTAGATCCGGTGACAAGCTACCTGATGTACGGTAGCGACGCGCACAAAGCGGCGGAGGATTACGGACGCGACGGCGTGCCGCTGCCCGCGCGATTCGAGTTCATGAAGAGCATGATCGACGCGATCATGTGCTCATCCGGGGAGCGGTTATTCGAGCAAAAACTCGCGGTGACGCGGGATTTAGTGGCCTGCGATTTTGATTCTCACTACGCATGGTGGCGCGGCATCGCGGACTTCATGGCGGTGCCCGCAGCGGGCGACGGGGATGAGGCCACGCTGGTGGACTACAAAACCGGCAAGAGCGCCAAGTTCGCCGACACCGACCAGCTTGAGCTTTTATCCCTCGCGATATTCGCTCAATACCCCCATATCAAAAAAGTCAAGGGGGGTCTACTATTTGTGGTCAGCAAAGAGTTCATCACCCTGCACGTGGACCGCGAGGGATCTGAGGCTCGGTGGGATAAATGGAAGAACTTTTCCCAAAGGCTAGACGACTGCAATATGTATAACGTCTGGAACCCCTCGACAAACTTCACCTGCCGCAATTTCTGTGCGGTCACTACCTGCGAACACAACGGGAGAAATTAATATGAAAGACAAAACCTGTAATGAATGTAGTTGTGAGATTGACCCAGCCATAGTGCTTCAAGGCGATGAATTCGACGACGAGTTCGTCTGTAAGTTGTGCCGCGTAGAAATTGATTTCGATCGGTTCGAATCGGACTTTCAAAAGGAATTCGGCGATGCCCTACGTTAACAAACCCCGTCCGTACAAGAAAGAATACCAGCAGCAGAAAGCCAGAAACGAGGCGGCTCCTCGGGCGGCTAGAGAACGAGCCCGCTACGAAATGGACAACCCCGGTAAGGACGGTAAAGTAGTGAACCGAAAGGGTAAAGATATAGAACATATCAAACCTTTAAGTAAAGGTGGAACTAGCGCTGCTAATAATTTGCGATTAGAATCCCCTCACGACAATCGTAGTTTCTATAGAAACGCAGACCACACAGTTAAGAAAAATGTATCTAGGAAGAAAAAGACAGTGTAATGGAAATTGTACAAAATAAGTATTTACATGTTAAGACAAGAAACCCAATAACAATAACCGACGCCATCCCTGATAGCGAAGTAATAGAAGATAATTCAGGGATATTTACCGTATCAGTCAAGTGGGATTTGTGGGAATCCCAGATGCTGCGGCATGTGAAGATTAAGGGCGTCCCCTCCCCGATACTGCGAGATTACTCATGGCCCGGGATGTACCGCCCGATGGCCCACCAGCGAACGACGTCGGAGTTCCTGACCCTGCACCGGCGAGCGTTCTGCTTCAACGAGCAGGGAACTTTCTCTT